TGTTGCAACTCCGACGACAACAAGTCGGAATCACTAGCAGTTAGTCAAATCATCAATAACGATGATGGTGAGGACATAAATGGTTTTCCATAGTAAGAGCTCACTTTACTATGGCATACTGCTTTTCGGCCCTTGTTCACAGCTAGTATGATCATCATCATAACTAAGCATGTAGCTTCAAGGCCTCCCATACCACTCATGATACGGAGAACGTTGTAATTGGTAGCATAGACACGAACCTTAGCAGTCTTGGTGCCCTCAACGGTAGCGTTGGAGAGAACAAGCTGAAGAGTAGCATTGTCAATGCGGGAGAAGTTGCACGATCCGCTTGGTTGATGCTCTTCGGGCCGGAGCGCAAAAGAGTACACATTGATACCGGTGTCGGGAGTGCGGGTGTGGTGCTGGTAAGGCTGGACGAGGTCGAAGTAAGTTCCTTCGCGCTCAGAGAAGCGATCCTGGCCGTTAAGCTGGAGCTTAGCGGTGACGACGGGGTTCATACCCCAGCAGTGAAGGGGGAGAGAAGTCTGGGTAAGAACGAAAGTGCCGGCATCAGATACACCAGAGTTCTGAAAGAAGGCAGGCTCGCCAACACCAGGGGCCATATTGGTCTGATCATAGCCTTGGCCAGGCTGGAGTTGAGTCTGACCCTGCTGCCACCAGTAAGCATTGGAGACGTCGATAGCGCCGGCCTCATTAAAGAGACCAGAACCATCGATGAATGAGCCAGTAGTCTGGGCAATAGCATCCTGTCCACCAAAAGCATGGATAGCGTTGGGAAGAGCATCGACAGCATCAGTGTAGTTGAAGGGCTGGGCACCGAGAAGCCTGTACAGAAGCTGGTTGCAGTCGAGAGAAGAACAGTAGTCAACGTTCTGATCGGGCTGGACAACCCAAATGAGCTCCTTAACAGGGTGGTTAAAGTTGAGCTTGATCTTGTTGGAAGAAGAACCGACAGACTCATCGCCAGTGAACTGAAGCTGCTCAATAAGGTACTCGTGGGGGTTCTGGGCCATGCGTCTGCGCTCATCAGTGTCCAAGAAGACGTAGTCGACATAGAGAGAGGCAGCGACAAGAGACTGGTTGTAGGCGGTGTTGACACGACCACCAGCGGGGGAGCTGGGACTGTTGGTGCTGCCGCAGCTGAGAGAGCCGACAGCCCACAAGCACTCATCAATGGGACGAATATCAAGGTTAATCTTGACTTCGTGATACTGAAGAGCGATGAGGGGCAGGGCAAGACCGGGGTTACGGCAGTACCAGAACTGAAAGGGTACATAGAGGGTAGTCTCAGGGAGAGCATTGCGGGGAGCGCAAACCTGACGAGGGGCGTTGGCTTGGCAGGGACCATCGATGGCATTGAATGAAGGATCGGTGATGAAAGTCAACTCGGTGGTGTTGCCGACCATAGCATAGTAACCGGGCTGCTGGTCAACGGGAAGAGTGAGGTTATTCCAGATGTGCATCCAGTCACCATACTGGCGATCAATGCGCTGACCACCGATCTCAACCTCAACCTGGGAGATAAGCTGCTCACCGGGGAAATCGAGCCAACGAGCATAAACACCGTCCTGAGAAGTGCCCTTCATGGATTGGTTAATCTCGGGGAGAGTAACCTGAAGATAAGTGCGGTAAGCCAAATCACCATTACGAGAAATGGTGCAGGTTACACGACGACCAAAATCAGCCTGACCGTTAAAAGTCTGCTCAATAGACTCCATTGCGAAGTTGGTGTGACGTTTGTAAGACACCTTCCAAAAGGTAATCTGAGGGTTGCCCGTAAGATAGACATCTTGGGCGCCGTAAGCTACAAGTTGCATAAGACCTCCTGCCATTTTTGTTTATTATAATATTGCTAAAGAAAAAAATTTTATAAAAAATCTTAATTAACTTTTTATAAATTAATAATTAATAATTAATAATTAATAATTAATATAATAAATCGGTTGACATTTTTCCTAAATTCAACACATCACTAAATCGTGAAATCATAAAATCGCCAAATCATAAAATCGTTAGACCGCTAAATAATGTTATTCATATTTGACTTCAAAAAATTTACTAAATATTCATCCGAGTATATCTCCGTTTGTTTTTCATGCTTTTTCCTAAAAACATAGTTATCATTCTTCTTTCGTATACTCCAACCATTTTCTAAAGTATTCATCAAAAATATCATCAAGTAAATATCATTTTTTTGTTCACTGTTTATATCCAATTTACCATTGTCTATTAGCTGCTTTAATGTATGAATTCCCTCCTTTAATGGTATTATATCTTCCTTCTTTTTAATTATTTCTAAATTACTAGGAGTACTACTTTGCCTCTGCTCTTGTCCATTGTTGTTACTATTACTACTATTGTATATTTTATGAATAATCCGTTTATTTAAATAGTCTTCTGTTATAATCTCCGTCGTAGAATCTTCTAAATTTTTTAAATAAAATATAGTTTTCCTTTTTTTTATAGCCCAGTTTTTTTCTAAAGTGTTAATAATAAATTTCATTTTATAATATGTTTCTCTCTTAATATTCAAAATATTTAATGACTCTATATTTATACTCGTCTTTAAAACATTCGAACAAGATTTAATATTACATGTTTTATCATCTACATTTTCTTCTAAATCACCTGTTTTACCACTTTTAGTACATACGTCTAAATTATTTGATAACATTATTTTATTTTTATAGAGAAAACATTAATGCATTCCTAACATTATTCATATTTACATATTTCGTAATTTACAATTTACAATTTACACACTACAAAAATTCCTAAACATTATAATTTTATAGTTTTATATTTTAATTTTATATATAATTTAACCTGCTACTTGGTGCTCTTTTGTTAGGGTTGCATTATGATTCAAAGAAAATGTTTTATTTTCACTAGAAAAATAACTCGGGTAAAGAATACTCCAGTCTAACTCTTCTTCAAATAAGCTTAACTTTGTATAAATATATCCAATAAATGCACTACAAAAAAATCTAGATGTTTTCTGAGGATGAGGGTCCTTTTTACAATAAGCTTCTATCCAATCTGTAACTACCATATCATATGGTTTATCATATACAACTTTATGTATTTCTTTTAACTTTTCATAGTTAAATATTTTGTTATATTCTTCTGTACTTTCAAACTCTATTCTGCGAACATATATTTTTCCACCATATGTTTTAATAAAATGATCATACGGCACAAACTGAACACCAAATTTCTTTGTATTATCTTCCGGATCCGGAACATCAGAAATACCTGATGTCCAAACATATGTCCCCTTTAATGAAACATTCGTGAATTCTGGATCTACTACAATCATACCAACATGAGAAAAATCACTCTTTGTCGCAAATTTTATAACCCAACTAAGTAACCCCCACGATTTATATTCAAGATCATCACATAAAAGAAGGTCACCAGTCTTTAACTTACACCTCATTTCGGTCATTTTATTTTATATTATATTATAAAAAATATAAATAATATAAATAATATAAACATTACGATGAAGTTTATTTGGAACTATTTGGAACTATTTGAAATTACACCGACCGAAAAGAAAAATGAGACAAACTTTCTATAAAAAAATAAAAAATCGTTCAGTTAATCATTTATATAATTAAAAATACTAAAATAGATATAATTATTAATTATTATATATTAAAAAAGTTATACTTATAACAATATAATAGATATATATAGATGCCATCTTTTAAACATAAAACAAATAAAAAAATTTTCGTAGACAAAAAAAGAATAATGACGCTAGATAGTGTTCATCGCGAATTACAATCAGAGTTCAACTTAATTAACAGCGATGTTTTACCTACATTAGTTCGCAAAAAAAATGAAATAATGACAAAATTAAATAATCCCGATACTATAGCAGATGTCAATGAAAAAATAGAGTTACAAGATTCTTTATACGATATAAAAGAAGAAATTTATAAAAATAAGAAAAAAATTAAAGACTATTACTTGAATAACAGCAGATTTATTTTCGACTACTTTGAAAATAAAAAAGAAATTACAAATGGGACAAACAAAACCACTATCCTTAATTCCTTCTTTAAAGTAAATGACAAAACATTTGATGAAAATGCTTTAACTCGTGCAAATGACAACAATGTTCAAAAGTTTTTTACAAATCTTGACCAGACTTTTATTAACATAAATGACTACATTTACGCTACCGATATATGTCAATCATGTAATAAAGGAGAAATGATTCCTGTTGAACATGAGGGTATTATGGTATGTAACGTATGTGCAAAACAAGTTACCTACCTTATTGAAAATGAGAAGCCATCTTATAAAGAACCGCCCAAAGAAGCATGCTTTTATGCTTACAAAAGAATTAACCATTTTAAAGAAATCCTCGCTCAGTTTCAAGCAAAAGAAACTACGCAAATTCCTGAAGAAGTTCTCGAAAATATCAAGCAACAACTTAATAAAGAACGTATACCTCTTTCGAAATTTACAAATTCAAAAGCAAAAGAAGTTCTCAAAAAATTAGGATACAATAAATACTATGAGCATATCCCATTTATTAAGGATAAACTCGGTATTAAGCCGCCGATTATGACACCAGAATTAGAAGAGACATTGTGTAATCTTTTTATGGAGATACAAGGACCTTATGCGAAATTTTGCCCGGATGACCGTGTGAATTTTTTGAATTACTATTATACAGTTTATAAATTGTGTGAGCTTCTTGAGAAGAGCGAATTTCTTTCTTATTTTCCGATGTTGAAAGATAAGGAAAAACGAATTGAACAAGATGATATTTGGAAGAAAATTTGCGAAGAATTAAACTGGGTTTTTATTCCTACGCAATAATATTAACAAACGAATTTTTTACTTTACACTATGATAAATAATATCAATAAAAATTGCAAGTAACATGGGAAACTGCCAAGCAGAAAATATATGGTTATGTGTATTATCTTTTGAAAATAATGTAACAACGCTGATGTAAAAACTAATAAGTAAGCATACCAAAAGAAGTGATACAAATAAAATTTGAATAGAGTTTAAATTTAAATACAGTTTGTTTAATGTTAACATTTGGTATTATATGTTACGTATTATGTATATACTATATTAATAATACAATATTTTATATTATAAATATTATAAATATTATATTAATGCTAAACCATTAATTTATCTTTTTTGTTTTATCTCTTTTTAAATCTTCGTTTTATTGTTTTTCTTTTATTTATTCGTTTTATTGTTTTTCTTTTAAATCTTCGTTTTAGTCTTCGACGGCTTTTGCCTGCTTTTTGACCATCTCCCAGTTTTCGACGTTTAAATGGATTATCAGAGAATTTACCTATCTCTCTCCCAAAACAATAACTACATGCATCATCAACTAGAAATCTATCAAGAATGCAATATTTTTTTAAGGTATTACCTGGTTCAGACAATGATGTATCCAATATGTTTACTTCTTGTATATACGGACTACCTATTTGGTATTCATCCGGTCCATCTACTAGATACCAACATGAAGAAGTACAGGGCTGAACTGCACCTCCAATACTGCGTTCTGTTAATACATAAATTTTATTTTTATATCCGGGTCTATGAGACCTTGTTATATTTTTCATTAAATTAGCTAATAGTGAGGCTTCAACAGTTTCTTTAGCGCCAAATATATTAAAACTAAGGGTTGGTAAAGGCGGCGGTAATCGCTTTAACGGATTTCCATATAAATAAGAACAAAAGATATTGCTTCCAGGGTCTGCAGGGTATACAGGTTGTTCATAGCGCATATATTCAAAATCTCGTTTAGGTGATGCCGTCCGAATATTACTTTCATGTTGTTTCAGTGTACTCAAAATTGTATGTGCTTTCAAGTCAATAGGAATATAAGCGTCGTATGTATTGTCGGATATTTTAACGCCATATGCAACTAACCTGTCATTTATACCTGGTTCTTTTCCATCCCATGGTGCAATACTTGCAATAGAATTATCTGGATTTATTTTTATTATAAATATTTGCGCCAATTTTACCATTTGTTCTAGTGGACTCCTACTCCTACTCCTACGACTACCAATACTATCATCAGTATCGCTATCATCACTACTATCAGCCATTGTTATATTAAAGACAGAATAATATTTTATACATGTAAGTAATAGTTATTTATTATTTAAATAATGAATAATGAATATTAAATAATAAATAATAAATACCAACCCTTAAATAATCGCCTTTATCTTATTTAAAATTTAAAGTTTAAAGCTTCAGAGGGGTGGGAAAGCCAACAAGGTTAGCACCGATACCGAAACCAGCGCCTGTTCTAGCAGAAACGGCTAAAGTGGGGACATAAACATCAAGAATAGCGAAGGTGGCGGCAGCTACAAGAGAAATCAACGCAATTTCGTCCAATTTAAGAGTGCGAGATGGTATAGAGTAAGCAACTATCGCGACGCAAAGACCTTCGATAATATACTTAATAAAGCGCTTAAAAAGCTCACTAAAATCAAGTGTTCCGTACATTATAAATATAATGTAGAAAAAAATATTATATAATATTCGATATATTTATATTTTATAGTTTATATTTTATATTTTATATTTGATATTTGATATATTATTAAACATGTATTTTTAATTTAATAATGAAAATAAATGTAAACTACATAAATTAATAAATGGTTAAACTAACTTAAAATTATTATTTAAATATATATTATAATTATACTTATAATGTCTCAACCTAATAGTTTACCAAAGGGAGTTACTCCTAAATATTTGCCCGATGGAAAAGAAAATCCCAAATATGCCGATCTTTTGGAGGAAGATAAACCGATTGCTGGTCAAAAATTTGTATGTCTTTCATTCGTTTCTCCGGAACATATTATTAAACAGAAGGAGCAATTTCTTTTTGAGCAGTTTGTGAAGCAGTGGGATTATAAAAAGTCCATGGAAAAATTTACACAGTTTCTTAATTTCGTCTCATTTAAGTATTCTCTTTCTTTCGATAAACTTACTGCAGATTTCCAGGAATTTACAAAGGAAGAGGGCGAGACGATTCGTGCAACATCGGGAACACTAATTAGCGACGACTATAAAACATTTTTGGACAACAACGAGGACGAACTTGAGGAGAAATTCGGCGAGAAACATGAGTTTCAGACGTCTACGCGAGGTATTAAAGTACGTGGTGTTTTTGCTACACAAGGCGAGGCAGAACTTCGCTGTAAATTGCTGCGTGAAGTTGACCCGAATCATGACATTTATGTAGGACAGGTTGGTATGTGGGTACCATTTCATCCAGAGGCATATAAGACTGGACGCGTCGAGTATATGGAGGAGACACTTAACCAACTTATGTCTGACAAAAAGAAGAATGAAGACACTGCAAAACAGGAGTTTGAGAAACGTGTGCGTGAAGCTAGACAGAAGGCCATTGAAGAGAATATGAAGAAAGCTGAGGAATCTGGTAATAAACTTACGCAAACGATTAATGCTGATGGTGAGTTGGTCGGCATTTCAAATGTTGCAAACT